GGAAGAACATCTCACTGGGGAAAAACGTAATAGATACGAACAAGCCCATGATAGATGCCCCGATCCTGTGAAGTGCTACTCTAGGGTGGACATCATGTTGAAGATGGGGGAAGTGTATGTCGCAGATGAACAACACAACGTAAAATCCCGAATTATTGGTAATGTCAACCCGGCATTCCAATACTTTTATGGGCCACACGTGTATGAGTTCACCCAGAGGTTTAAACATTGCTTCCAAGTTATGAACGACCGCCCACTGGAAATTGAAGGGGGTAAAGTTTATTTAACTTATGGAGCTGGGTGTACTGCACAGGAATTGAATACGTGGTTGATGAACGTCATGCAAAACCCTCAACATTCGCATGTCATTGCAGCAGGAGATGATGTGGTCGCGTACCACCATGTTACTCGCACCTTCTACTGTTCCGATTTTAGCAGTTTTGATCAGAGTGAATCAAGGGGACCACTGGACCTGCAGTATGCCATCATGCTTAGGTTGGGCGTGCCCGAGGAGACTATTGCCGCCTTGCGCCATTTGCACAAGGCACCATTTGTGTACAAGAGCAAAGCACTCGAACGCGCGCAGATCGAGCCTAATCGGATGAAGATAAAACACCCGCACCGACCGATGCGGGTGTCTGGCGGGCCCGACACTACGGTCGGAAACACAGTGGTCGCCCTTAGTTCTTGGGTGGTGGCGTTTTGTAGGGGAGTTAGTGTCGACACCTTCGCACAACTCGGGTTGAAGATCAAGCTCAATCCTACCCTACCTGAAAAGTTAATCTTCTTGCGTGGACGTTGGCTCAATCTCAGAGGTGCGTGGCGTTGGACGCCGTGCCTCGGAAAATTGGCGAAGTTGGGTAAGACCATGGCTTTGTTGCCTGAGGCACCTCTCGCTGCACAGGATGAGTATATGAGTCAATTGGCCACTTGTCACCAACAGTATTCCTGGAACCCAGTGTGGGCAGCATTTTGCGAAACTTGGTATGATGAGAGAGTAAAAATCTCCGCACACATCCAAGAGAAGTACCGCTACGCCGTACAAGACAATGCTCAGTTCACTTATGGAAATCCAGATGAGGTGTACACAGCACTAGGAATTGCTTTCTGTTAACCCGAATGAGTTAAGAGAGCTAGCTGAAGCGGTC